GGGCTTCCACGCCTCGCCGTACAAGTTCGACAAGGTCAACATCAAGCCCAACCTCGGAGCGGGCGAGGGCAATCAGGTGTTTGGCAACGGCCTCTACATCGCGCAGGCCGAGCCGACGATGGAGCACTACTACGAGATGTTCAAACGCAGGAAGCCGATCCTGTCGCTGAACGACAAGGACTTGGTGGTGTGGTCAACCAAGGATGTCGAGGAGACTTGGCCAGAGATCATCGAACAAATCCCCGAGGAGCAACGCTACGCCTTCCCGCATCTCATGGCCTCGCTCGACATCGACGGCCTCAAGGCTCTGGACAGCATGAGTGACGACGAGCGGGAGATATTCGAGCGGCTCGTCAAGCCGGGCCTTCGTATCCCGCCGCCGCCCGAGGCGCATCGCTACGAGATGGCGATGGCGACCGACGACACGAAGCTGCTCGACTGGGACGAGGAGCTGGGTGACCAGCCGGACGAGATCATGGACGCGGTGCGTGGTCGCCTGCAGCCGATGCACGATGCGGGGGTCGCACGTCGCAAGGAGGCTCTGGACAGGGGGACGGACTTTCGCGGTCGCCCGCTCAAGCCTCGCGACATCGAAAGGCTGACCAGCGTGCCGGAGATGCTTGAAGAGTACAAAGGCGACCGAGTGTACAAGATGATGGGCATCGTGGACGACGCGGGCAATCCGGCCAAGGACGAGAGGCAGGCGTTCCAGCTCGCCGCTGATCGCCTGCAGGCGGCTGGCATTGACGGCACGAAGTACCTCGACCAGCTGTCGCGCAACGTGACGATGGACGGCCCAGTGAAGAACCCGACGCGCAACTACGCGATCTGGAACGACGAGATCATCACCATCCTGCGCCGCTACGGCCTGCCGATCACCGGAGCTGGCGTGGCGACGCTGGCGAGCATGCTCAACCAGCAGCCGGAGACAGCCTGATGGGACTGTTCAACAGCGCAGCGAAGGCCGCACGCGAGGCGTTTGAGCTGAAGCAGGCACGCGCCATCGACCTGTTCGGCGAGGGCGAGGATGTCTACCACTGGCTGAAGAAAAAGAACCTCGACGAGAAGATGCAGACGGGGTTCTCGCCGTTCACTCACGTGGGCACGAAGAAGGCGGCGCGCGACCTGTTCCAGAACCGCATGGACCCCGAGGGGCCGAGGTATTCAAGCAACCCGTCAAATCGTGAAAACGCTTACGGCGCGACGATCCCGCTACGCTTCAATCGCAAGAAGACCGTGCTCGACATCGACAAGGACATCGGCGACCACAGCGCGCTGGGCGTGATGTGGCAGGTGGCGCCGCAGATATACGGCAACCGCGAGACCGCCATCAACGCGCCGCTTGTGAAGCGCACGCTGGACCGCATGCTCGACGCGATGAGCCCCAACGACGTGGATGCGGTCGCGAACGAGCTGCAGTGGGCAGGGTACGGCACGCGCCCGCCGACAAGGGCGCCGAGGGACTGGGTGCGAAGGACGCTGCTGAACTCAGACGAAGTGAGGTCTGGAGCCATCGTCAAGGGCACCTCGCGCGACGGCGACATGGCGGGCCGCGAAATGCTGGCGCACGAGCTGGGCAAGTTCAACATCGGCGCGCTCAAGTACACGAACGATGTCGAGGATGCGGGCAGCAAGTCGTACATGATCGTCCAGCCTCACGACATGCGTAGCCCGAATGCAGACTTCGACTGGGAGCAGTGGATGCTCCAGAACCGGAACATCATGGCGGCGGTCTCGGCTGTGGCAGCCGGTGGAGGTCTGCTCGCCATGTCCAAGCGCGACAAGCGCGAGCGGGAGGCAGCCTGATGGGTCTCCTGAACAAGCTGCACATCCCGTATGGCAAGTTCCAGCCTGCAGTGCGCCAGCTGATCCAGATGGGCATGTCGAACGCCGAAATCGCAAAGGCGCTGGAGCGCAGTGTGACGCACATCGCGAAGGAGCGTAGCCTGTTCAACGCGATCCAGCCGGTCGGCGAACGCTGGAGCACCAAGGGCTACAAGTTCGGCCTGCCGCTGGTCGGCGCGCCCATGATGCAGCAGAGGGACGACTGATGGGCCTGTTCAATCGTCTCATTGCGGATGCTGGCGTCGAGCGTGGCGTGGGCCTGCTCAAGCAAATGAAGCCGCCGAAAGGCATCGACGACGTGGAGTGGCAGGTCATTCGCGACAAGCTGGCCAAGGGCAACACCGAGCTGGTGGACGCCATGAACTTCGGCGGGCCGTCATCAAATTGGGAGCATGGCGGTATCGCCACGCCGACTGATGCGCTGAAGACCATCACAGACCGTGACCCGACGAGTGTTAACCCGCCAATCTCAGCCAATCCCGACAAGTCGATAATCTACCATTCTCATCCTCACACGCTGGACGCTGAAAGCGGGGAGCAGTTTCCGGCAGCCCTGTCGCTTGGAGACCTCGGCGTGCTTCTGAAAGGGAGCGGAGGGGCCAAAGCCGACAGGGGCATCACATCTCTTGATCCGCTGGGTGGATTTGCGTATGCGATCCGCAACGAGAAACTCCCGAACATAAAGCCCGTCACATGGCACCAGATGCAGATAGACGCCCGAGCGGCGGCGATGAAGAGCCTCTCGGAAGCATCTTCCCCGAACTGGATACGGTCTGGTGTCGAGGCGTCAGGGCGCCCGCGCTCGCGGTTCGACCCGCCAACCGACGCGACATCGGACACGCTGGCGGCGACGCTGGGAGTGGGTCGGGCCTTGAACCGGGCGAACGTCCTGACGGAGTTCGGAAGCCTGCCGGTCGGTGAGGCTCAGATCGCTGGCGCGGCGATGCTGGAGCCTGCAGTCGAAGCGTCTGCTCAAGCTGCCGAGGAGATCGTCAGCAGCTGGCTGAAGATGAGCGGCTACGACAGCGGGACCATCAAGGCGATCATTGCCGCGCTGGTCTCAAGCGGCGGGCTGATGGCGGCTGTATCCGAAATCGAAGACATGGAAGCGGACGTGTGACCCGCTACACCATCCGCGCCACCATCCAAGATACGGTCCCGCTGCTCTATACGCAGGAGCAGGCCGACGCGATCATCGCGAGCTACCCCGAGCACGAGCGCGCCGCACGCGCGCAGGGCATTCCGCAGCTCGGCTCTGGCCGCGTGTTCCCCGTCGATCTCGCCGAGATCAAGTGCAGCCCCTTCACCATCCCCGAGGACTGGCCGCAGAGCGTCGGCGTGGACTTCGGCTGGGATCACCCGTTCGCCGCCGCCCGCATGGCGTGGGACCGCGACAACGACACGATCTACATCGTCAACGAGTACCGCAAGCGCGAGCAGACGCCTGTCATCCACGCCGCGGCCATCAAGGCGTGGGGGCCGTGGATACCGGTCGCGTGGCCGCACGACGGGTTACAACACGATAAAGGTTCTGGTGAGCAGCTGGCTGCCCAGTTCAGGGCGCAGGGTCTGCAGATGATGCAGGAGCGGGCGACATTCGAGGACGGCAGCAACGGCGTCGAGGCTGGCGTGATGGAGATGCTCGACCGCATGCGTACTGGGCGGTGGCGCGTGTTTGCCTCATGCGAGGCGTATCTGGACGAGTGCCTGTACTATCACCGGAAGGATGGATTGATCGTGAAGGAGCGTGACGACCTCATCTCGGCGAGCCGGTACGCGCTGATGATGAAGCGCATGGCCATCACCAAGCCCCGCCTCCGCAGTCCGATGCGCGACAAACGTAACCAGTGGGCGATGTGACATGGGAATGCCTCCGAACCAGATGGACCCGGAGCTGATGCGCCGGATGCAGGCGGCGCGCATGCAGGGCGTCCAGCCCGGCGGAATGCAGCCGCAGCCCATGCAACCCCCGCAGATGCCTCCCGGTGGCCCCCAGATGCCCCAGCAGCAGCCTCCGATGCCTCCGATGGGGCAACCCCCCCAGATGATGCAACCGCCTCCACAGGGGCTCCCAGCGCCTCCGCAGGCGCCGCAGCCCGAGCCGTCGCCGGACATCGAAATACCCGACCCGCCGCGGTGGGATTGGCTCGACGACCACGAGATGCTGCTGAACAAGTTCAGCGAGTGGGACAAGGAGCTGGACGCGCACTGGAGCGAGTGGCGCGAGGACGCCGTCACGGCCTACGAGGTGACCGCCGGTCGCCAGTGGGACAAGGGCGCCGAGGAGGCGAGCGCGCTGCTCGGCCTGACCACGGTGTCGATCAACAAGATCGACTCGACCGTGTCCGCGATCTGCGGCTCCGAGATGACCAACCGCCAGACCGTGCGCTACTACCCGCGCGAGACGGCTGTGCGTG